TGATGTCATGGATACTAGCTGGGAGGACCTAATGGGTGTTCTTGGCGAAACCGAATCTGCTAAAACTGAGGAAGTCATGGATCTTGCTGACTTTCTAGAAATGATTTAAAAAGGAGGATTTGAATGGCAGGTGGAACGCCGTTAGGTCAAATGTATATCGAGCTAGGGCTGGACGTGTCGGAGTTCAATCCTACTCTAAATGGTGCTAAGAATGCGGTTAAATACTTTCAAAGTAATGTAAAGGCGCTAGATAGTTCCCTTAAAAATAATGGGAAAAATACAGACTTGCTTCAAGCTAAGTACAAGACGCTTGGTCAGGCGATTGAAGCGCAAAGAAAAGTCTTGGACCAGATGAAGAAAAGTTTTGATACTCTCGAACCTGGTACAGCTAAGTTCGACAAGGCTGCTGCTGAGATTGAACGTGAGAATGCTAAGTTGGCAGCTATGGAAGGTCAACTCCGTAACGTGCAGCAAGCTTTGATTGCTGTCGGTAAAGAAAATAGCTTTGCGAACCGTATCAATAAATACGGGGACAGCTTTATCAAAAGTGGTAAAAAAATAAAAACTTTTGGCGAAGAAGTTTCAAAAACTGGGAGAGAATTAACTACAGGGCTAACTGCTCCCTTAGTTGCAAGTGTAGGTTTAATCACTAAAGCAGCTGTCGACTATGAATCTGCTTTTGCAGGTGTGAAGAAGACAGTAGATGAGACTGCAACCGTATCCTACAAGAACTTATCTGATGGTATTCGTCAGATGGCTAAAGAATTACCAGCTAGTGCGGTTGAAATCGCAAATGTCGCAGAAGTTGCTGGTCAGTTAGGTATCAAGGCAGAAGATATTCTTACATTCTCTCGAACCATGATTGACATGGGAGAATCAACGAACTTGAGCGCAGAAGAAGCTGCGACAGCCATTGCCAAGATTGCGAATATTCTTGGTCTAACATCGGACGAATATGGAAGGTTTGGAGCATCTGTTGTTGACTTAGGTAACAACTTTGCAACAACTGAGCGTGACATCGTTGAGATGACTAATCGTTTGGCGGCTGGTGGTAAGCTGGCTGGTTTAACCGCTCCAGATATCCTTGGTCTTGCTACTGCGATGAGTTCTGTTGGTATTGAGGCTGAGGCTGGTGGTACCGCTATGACTCAAACTTTGACGGCTATTGGTAATGCTGTTTCATTGACAGGTAAGGGAGCAGCAGATGACTTGAACCTCATCGCCAAAACTGCTGGAATGACCTCAGAGGAGTTTCAACAGGCTTGGAAAGAGAAACCGGTCGTTGCCTTGCAATCATTTATCAGAGGGCTCAAGGATGCACAAGAAAAAGGCGTGAACATGAACGCAATCTTGGCACAACTCGGGATGACGGGTATCCGACAAAGTAACATGCTGAAATCCTTGGCTCTAGCATCTGATAAAATGGGCGAGGCTGTTGATCGTTCAAACAAGGCTTGGAAAGAGAATACTGCTCTGACCAATGAAGCCAATAAGCGATATGAGACAACAGAGTCACAATTGAAGATGTTCAAGAACCAGGTAACTGACTTGGCTATTGAGTTTGGCGGGCCTCTTCTGAAGGCTCTACGCGAAGGTCTAACGGCTGCAAAACCTTGGATTGACACCTTGGACAAAATGGCTAAACAGTTCAGCTCCATGTCTGAAGAGCAACAAAGAAATGTTCTTAAGTGGGGGGCATTAACTGTAGGAGCCGGTCCAGCTTTAAGCATCCTAGGGAAAGGTTTTGGAATTATCGGAAATCTTACAAAAGCACTCGGCTGGCTTACTAAGGGAACTGGTAAAGCGGTTGGCGGCATGTCTCTAATGTTCAAGACTTTCCAAGCTTTTAGAACAACCGGAAATCTATCATCTGCCTTTAAATTGGCATCTGGTGGAGCAGTAGCGCTTGGGAATGCGACTGCATCAGCTTCAACTTCAACAGGGCTTCTAACAACATCAATGGGGACGCTTGCGAATCCTCTTGGTTTAATAGTCGGAGGTCTTGGTCTTACTACCGCCGCACTTGTTTATCTTGGAAACGAGAAAGACAAGGCTCGCATCAAGACTGAAGAGTTCGGTTCTCAGTTGAGCGATACTGCTCGTGGAGAATTGCGAAGTTTTCAAAAGACTGTTGATGAAACCAGTACGGCTGTTGCAAACTTCGGTACTCATGCTGGAGATGCCGATAAGGTATCCGGAGCCTTTAAAAAGCTCTATGAGGAAATAGCTACTGCTGCAGATAAGACCAACAAACGAATGGAAGAGTTGGGCGCTAAGTGGGGCCTTAGTGAGGACGATATTGCCAAAACCAAGGAAAGAAATGGTCAGGTCGTCTCTAACACTGAGGCTATGATGAATCAAATTAATGAGATTTATCAACGTCATAACGGAGATGCGAGCAAGTTCTCTCAAGAGGAGAAAGAAATCATCCTGAACAATCAGAATGAGATGATTAAGGCAAAACTGTCTATGATGAATCTGTCAGCTGAGCAACAAAAGGCCGCTTTACAAGCTTTGAATGGTGATGTCAGAAGTCTGAATGAAACACAATTGAAGCATACTAAAGATGTTTTAAAACAAGCACTTGATGAGGAGAAGAAACTCTACGAGAATTCAAAAAGTGAGCTGAAAGAGTTGCTAGACGGAAAGGCTATTGACCAGGAAACTTACAACAAAAAACTGCAAACTCTAGAAGCAAACCACACTCAAACGATGGAAGCTCTGGGAAGTAAGTATTACCAGGTCATGCAAAATCTTGATGCAAAGGTGAAAGCTCGAACCGGGCAAAGTTGGAACTATTGGGAAGAAGCCAAGAAAGTTCTGGAAGAATACGGCCTATCCTATGAAGAAATCGGAAAGAAAGCTGCTGAAGCTTCTCAAAAGGTAGGGAATTCGCATAGCATCCTTGCTAACTATACTAGTGAAATGAGCAAGGAAGTGAAAGAGGCTAACGATGCATGGTCATTGTTGGTCGGTAACATTGATAAGAATGGGAATTTCAAAGTTAAATCCAATGTCAAGGAAGTTATCGGAGAAGCTGCCAAATCTGCGGAAGGTTGGGAACAATTGCAGTTTATCGCTAAGACTGCGGATATCAACTCAAACGCTCGTGTGACTATAGCCGAGGCTCTTGTCGAATCTGGCAAATGGAAAGACATGACCCTCGAAGAGAAACAAGTAATTGTCAAGAACCAAGCTGGTCTACAAGCCATCTTTGATAGTGAAACCCATCTTAAAACATGGAACAGTATGCCAGCTAAAGTTAAAGAACTCCTCATGAAAAATGCCGATGTCATGAACAAGGCAGAGGAAGCTTCTAAGGCTCTATCTAACTATGAATCGCTCACACCAAAACAGAAAGAGTTGCTGGCCAATGATGAGAGTATCCAAAAAGCAGTTGCTCGTTCTACTGATACTTTGACAACCTGGAATGCGACCACACCGTTTACAAAAGATTTGAAGGCAGATCCTACGAATGTTTTGAACAATGGCCAGTTATCCATCGATAAGATTACAGCTTGGAATTTTGCATCTGCTGAGACTAAGTCTCTGGATGCGGTGGATAATACGAGCGCAGCTGTCGGAAGTGCGATTTTGAGTGTTAATTCACCTAAGCAAGAATCTCCTATCAATTTGTTTGCTGCTGACCAAACGGGCGGTGTACGAAACGAGACAAGCGGTGCTATCAATGCTATCAAGCAATATGATCCAGTAAATATCCTTGCCAAGAATGGTACTAATGACACTGTCAGCGAGGTCAAAAGTGGTGTCAATGGTATCCAGGACAAAACGGTCACTATCAACGCTCGAGACAATGCTTCTGGTGTTCTTTCAGGCATTAAGAGCTGGATTGATAGCGTTACTGGTAATTTCTTTACGAATATCTTTGCGAGCAAGCATGCACACGGGACCAACTATCACCCTGGTGGACTTGCTATCGTCAACGACCAAAGAAATAGCAACTACAAGGAAATGGTCACTCTACCAAATGGTCGGAGTTTCATTCCTCAAGGCAGGGACGTCTTACTTCCTCTTCCGAGAGGCTCTAAAGTCTTGCGAGCTGATAAGACTAGACGTTTGATGCATGAGATGGGTGTTCCTAAATATGCTTCTGGTATTGGGATCCCGAGTGATGCAAAATTTCTTCGTGAAATGGAACAAGCTCAACGTAACATCACTATTCAAACTACAAGTGTTCAAAATGGGCAAGATACTGATAAAGTCGTGTCTGAGATGAGGATTCTGAGGTCAAGTTTAGAAAAATTGCTTACTGCTATCCTTAACAAGGACACAAATGCTTATCTAGACAGCTCAAAAGTTACGGATATCATTACTAAAACTCAGAAAGAGCGTGAGAAAACGCTACTAAGAATGAAAGGGGTGATTGAATGAGTGAAGTGACTATGCGTTTTAATAAAATAGATTTACGAGAGTTTATTGAAATCCATGACATCCAACGTGATGTCGGGAACAATCGCTCTATCTCTATCGATCATGCCCCAAGAATTGGCGTGAATATCCAGCAACAAACGATTGATGCAAAATATATCAAGGTGGACTTCTCTATCTGGTCCAAAGACAGAAATACCCTCAAGCACAAGCTTGCGGGTATTTTTAATGTTGATAGTCCTAAAGAGTTGACCTTTTCAGATGAGCCAGACAAGTATTATCTGGCCATGGTAATTGATGATATCTCTATGCAGGAGGCAAGTGGGAGACGTTCAAACGGGTCTATTAAGTTCATCATTCCTGATGGCGTGGCCCATAGTTCAGCATATAAGCGCTTTGATAGCGACAAAAACGCAACTAGCGAAGCAGGAAAGATGGTGTTTGATCTTATAAATAATGGCACAGAGAGTGCATTTCCAATCGTTAAAGTCAAACACAATGCTGAGAATGGCTATATCGGTCTAGTTAATCAAAATGGAACCTTAGAAATCGGGAACCGTGAAGAAGCCGATACCGAACCATCGCAAAAATCAGAAATCTTACTTGATTTTAGAGGTGAAAAAATCACAAATGGATTGGCAATCGCAGCAAAGAACCAAGCCATCACAAATGACCGGACAGAGTACATTGTAGGAACAGCTGAAGTGATTAATCTTTGGGAACGTCCACACGTTAGATTGAAAGATTTACGAGGTGAAACTAAATTACACAACTACGCTACAAGTTTGACCTGGGCAATCCCTAATGATAGCACAGGCAGCACTGGGTCCCTGAATGATTATTTTTGGTGGAGACAAGTTTTTTGGTCCGAAGCTAATAATCAATATGGATTCATCAAGGTGACAGTTTCAGATGAGGCAGGCCAATTTTTGTATGGTGTTGAGACCTTTAAACGGTCGCTAGGTTCTGAATGTGAGTTCAATTTTTTAGCTAGCGATGGTCAAGGTGGATATAGGATTCTAAAGCGATGGAATTTTGATGGAACTACAACGGGAGATATCAATCCTTTTAGTGTGGCAAAAGGGTGGTCAGATTTAAAACGGAATGATGGCAAGGTACAAGTTTTTTATCAAGGATCATACTCTACTTTTATCATTCCAGAGATCGAGGGTAAAAAGTCCGTAAAAATTCACATTACAATCGGAGCGTACAGAGACAATCCAATCGTCTCTCACATGTATCTAGATGAATTGTACTACCGTAAAGATTTTGTCCCAACAACGAATGACATCCCCAATCGTTTTCCAATTGGTTCGAATGTTCTAATCAATAGCGAGGATGACACGGTCTATATCGATGGAATAGCAAAAGCAAGCGAGGTTGTAGACGGCTCTCAATGGCTCTCTATCCCTCCAGGTAATTCAAAATTAGAGTTATATTTCTCTAGTTTTATCAAAAAACATCCGACAGTAACAATTGAATTTGAAGAAAGGTGGCTATAATGCTTTTAACGATTCACGATGCAACCTTGCAAAAGGTTGCTTTTGTTGATAATAGTAAGCAGAACACGCTTAATTATTATAACGATACATGGTCAAGAGACATGCCAACAGGAGCTTCAACTTTCGAGTTTACAGTCTTTAAGAAAGCAATTCAATCAGATACAGCTTCATCAAAGGCCTACCATCATCTAAACGAACGTGCTTGGGTGTCATTCCGACACAACGGGCGCACCTATCTCTTTAATGTAATGTCAGTGGAGGAAAATGAGCAGACAATCAAATGCTATTGTGAGAATCTCAATCTTGAATTGATCAATGAGTTAGTAAATCCTTACAAAGCAACGAGAGCCATGACTTTTGCAGAATATTGCAAAGAGATGGCTTTATTGAACTATGCTCATCTCACTATTGGAATTAACGAGATTTCAGACCAGCAACGCACCATTGAGTGGACGACGCAAGAAACAAAACTTGCTCGCTTGCTTAATCTTGCGAAACAATTCAATGCTGAGATTGAATTTGACACACAATTAAAAGCAGATAGCACACTTAAGAACTTTACTGTAAATATATATCACGAACACGACGATACACACCAAGGTGTTGGTCGTATTAGGAATGATGTGGTTTTAAAATATGGTAAAAATATTAGTTCCATCACCCGAAAAGTGGACAAAACGGGTATTTTCAATACAATTCGCCCAACCGGGAAAATGCCGACCGTGGAAGTCGAAGAAAGTGGAGAACGTCATCTATCTAGTCAGAGAGTGAAAAATGCGGATGGTTCGACAACCGAAACAATTATTCGCACAGCATCCGACGGGACAAAGAGTAAGACTATTGTCCACACGAAAGTCACAAAACTGGCTGATAAAACACGAATTACAACGACCACCACAACTCGTTCAGATGGCTCTATTGAACAGACTGTGACGACTAGTAAGAAAGGTGGACCATCTAATACTGAGAAACGAATCATCAAACCTCCTAAGAAAAAAGAGAAAGAAACTGAGCCTGAAAAAGAGGTTCTGACCATTGAAAACTTGGGAGATTGGTCTATCAAAAACGAGAGGGGAGAATTAGAGTTTTACCAAAGAGGGCAACAACTGTATGCACCGTTGTCCATGCAACTCTATCCCTCAACTTTCACTTCAGCAACCGCTGAGGACCAGTGGACAAGACGAGACTTCGACTTTGACACAGACGAGCCAAACGAGTTGAGACGGCTTGCTTATCTGAAATTAAAGCAACATTGCTACCCAGCCATCACATATGAAGTAGATGGCTTTGTGGACGTAGAAATCGGGGACACGGTCCAGATTTATGATGATGGTTTTAGTCCAGCTTTAATAGTAAAAGCACGAGTTACCGAACAGAAAATCAGTTTTACAAATCCGGCAGGTAACAAAACCACTTTTGCGAATTTCAAGGCTCTAGAGAATAAGTTATCAGATGGCATTCAGGCTGCCTTTGAGCGACTTTTCGAAGCATCCAAGCCCTACACTATCAAGCTAGCTACAGACAACGGTATAGCCTTTAAGAACGGTCAAGGTCAGACGATTGTGACTCCTACCCTCATGAGAGGGAATAAGGTCATCAACAGCAGCTGGCGTTGGGTTGTAGATGGCGAAATCAAAGCTACAAGTCCCAGCTACATTGTCCGAGCCTCTGACATCAATCAAAAGATGGTCTTGACAGTCTCGGCATGGGTTGATAACAAAGAGATAGCGTCTGAGCAGTTGACGCTTATCAATGCATCTGATGGTCTCCAAGGTCAAAAAGGGGACGCAGGACCTAAAGGAGATCCTGGTCCTAAAGGCGATAAAGGGGACAAAGGAGCTATTGATGAAACCCAGCTAAAAGAAATCAAGACAAGTATTGACTCTAAAGCCGACCAAGGGCTAACGCAGCAACAGCTCAACGCTTTGAATGAGAAAGCTGGAATTATCCAAGCTGAGCTTGAGGCTAAGGCGAGCGCTGATATTTTGGATAACTGGATAAAGGCTTATAAGGACTTTGTCAATGCGAATGAAACCGCAAGAGCACAAGCTGAGAAAGATTTGATTTCAGCTAGTCAGCGTGTCTCAAGTATTGCTAAGGATCTTGGAGAATTGTCTGACCGTTGGAATTTCATTGATACTTACATGAGCTCTAGCAATGATGGTCTTGTCATTGGCAAGAATGACGGTAGCTCTAGCATGCTATTTAGTCCAAGTGGACGGATTTCAATGTATTCTGCAGGGGTTGAGGTTATGTATATTTCTCAAGGTGTTATCCACATTGAGAATGGTATCTTTTCTAAGACCATTCAAATTGGAAGGTACCGTGAGGAACAGTATCATATTAACCCTGACATGAACGTCATCCGTTACGTTGGATAGAAAGGAGTAAAATGGCAAAGTTTAGTAATTCAAGTGGGAGCTTATATCTTAATCTGTATGTAAACCAAGGATCTCAGAGTATCACGGATAACACCTCAACCGTCAACTGGCGGATGACAGTTAGCCGTACAGGCGCCTACTATACTCATAACCATCAAGGAGATAGTACGCTGTCTCTTAATCTGGATGGCAGTAACGTGCATTACAGCTATCCGACGTGGGAGACATCAGGCGAGGAGTACACGCTTGCTAGTGGCTCAAGTACAATCAGCCACAATGCAGATGGGACTAAAACGCTCCCTATTTCTTGTACGTTCAATCCTAACAATGGCTTGCATGGGACTATCACAGTATCAGCAAGCCTTAGCCTGACGACTATACCACGTTCAAGCTCTGTAAGTGTGAGCGCTGGAGTTATTGGTAGTTCGGTTACTATCAATATTAGCCGTCAAAGTTCAAGTTTCAAGCATACAGTGCGCTATTCATGGGCTGGAAAGTCAGGAACGATTGCAAGTAATGTGGATGTGTCCACAAGCTGGACGATCCCTCTTGACTTTGCCAATGACATTCCCAACTCAGCAAGTGGGACTGGGACAGTCTTTGTCGATACCTACTCAGGCTCTACCAAGACAGGCACACAGTCCACTACATTCACGGCAAGCGTACCAGCAAATGTAAAACCCACATTTACAGGAGTTTCCCTGTCGGACCTAAATGGTGCGGCTCAAAACCTTATTCCAAGCGGTAACACGTTCATCCAGGTTATCTCTAATATCAAAGTTGGATTTAATGGTGCAGTCGGCTCTTACGGCTCATCAATAACTGGATACTACGCTGAAATCGTTGGCAAGAACCAATCCACGAGTTCAAACGGCGGCAGTCTAGGCATCATGAACTATCACGGCACAATCAAAATCAGAGCGAGCGTGTCTGATAGCCGTGGACGCTGGTCTGATACCAGAGAGGTATCTGTAACCGTGCTTGAGTATTTTGCTCCAGCATTGAGTTTTAGCATAGCTAGAACAGGCTCAACCTCTAGCACCTTGACGGTCACACGAAATGCCAAAGTAGCGCCTTTGACCGTCTCAGGTAGTCAAAAAAATACAATGACCCTGACATTCAAGGTTGCAAGGCTTGGGACTACCAACTTTCAAGTAGATACAGGACCAGCCACTGGATCCTGGACAAGTATCTCAAATCTAGTCAATTCTCAGGCTAATCTAGCTGGCAATTATCTAGCTAATCAGTCCTGGGTTGTCATTGGCACGGTTGAGGACAAATTCACTCGTACTGAGTTCATGGTCAACGTGCCAACAGAGAGCGTAGTCTTGTCTTATGACAGATCAGGAATTGGGGTCAATAAAATCAGAGAGCGTGGTGCTCTTGATGTAAAAGGCGACATCTACGCTAATGACCAGCCCATACAACAGCACCAGCTGACACGTAATAACGGAATTTCTATTTTAACGAAAGAAAGTATTGATAATATCCTTAAAAATGGTATGTATTATAGTCACAGTGCACCTAATAGACCAAGAAATCAGAATGGTTGGTTGTTGGTTCAAGTCTATGATGACGCTCAATATGTTGTACAGACTTATTGGACAGTTGCGACAGAGACAATGTTAGTAAGGTATCGTATAGCTAATAAATGGGGAGAATGGAAAGAAGTTACCACAAGAGATGACATCCAAAAATACACTCAAGGAACACCTTGGCAAAACCTAACTCTACAAAATGGATGGCAACATCATCCTGAGTATGAAAAAGTTCAATGCTCAAAAACATTTGACGGAGTGGTTTATATCAGAGGCACTTGCAAAGGAGGAAAGACTACTCGTGAGTCAATTATCTTTACTTTGCCTGAAAATTTCAGACCACCAACAGCACTGTTCAAAACAGTATTGAATAGTAACTACGGCCCTGCAGTTGTCGGGATTTATCCAGGAGGTACTGTAGTAGTCAAAGGGAACATTGACGCTACATGGCTTAACTTTGATAACATATCATTCAAAATTTAAGGAGGAACTATGAAATTAGAGTACGGGACAAAGTCCCAAGAATTTGACGCAAGCGGAACAGCATCCGCTACAAAGGTCACGTTAGTTAATGCAGACGGTGCTATCGTGCCTATCTTGCTACCAGCTGATAAAATCAGCTTGTCTAATACTGAACTCTTTGAGTTGGCACTCGAGGCTCTTTATCAGGAAAACTTCCCTCAGAGGGCGGAAAAAGAGAAATTTAACCAAGTAGAGGCGCAGCTCAAGCAAAATAAGGAAATGGCAACCAGGGTAGAGCAAGCTACCACTGAGAATAAGGAAAATCTTGACACAGTCTCAGCTATCACTGAAGTCTTGAGTGCCGTGGTAGTATCTCAAAATGGTGGTATGCCTACCTTTGCCTATGAAAAAGTAGCAGCGTTTATCAAACCTCTTGTTAAAGGTACACGATATGCGAATGGTGACATCGTATCCATGCCGTATCCATTTGAAACTAATCCTAAATGGCCAAAAGGCACGCAGACCATCTTTATGTTTCAAATGAGAGCAAACGAGGGGTTCACACACAAAGACCAGTTGCTCTCTGATATGCTTCAGCAAGGTGTGCTTACCGTGGTCATGCCACGTATCGATTAGAAGGAGGTTGTATGCCGATTGAAGAAGCTGAAAAAATCGCTCAAAGCCAGGTAGCTTGGGCGATTTTGTTTATCCTACTCTTCTTTATCATCATTCGATATCTTATCAAGACTTCGGATAAGCGAGAGAAGAAGATTATGGATCTGCATGAGCAATCAAAAGCCGACTCTAACAGACGAGAAGAGCGTTTGATGACTCATCTTGAAAAGACAACGACAGAATTAACGACAATTACACATACGGTCGGAGACATTCAAAAAGAAATGGTCCGTATGAACGACCGCATGGAAGAAATCGAAAAAGGAGAATAACACATGCAACAAATTACTGAAATCATCGTAGCTTCAGCTACTGGAATCTTGACTATCCTGGCTGGTATCGCAGTCAAAGCGGTTAAGGATTTTTTGATTAAAAAAGGTGGAGAAAAGACTATCAAGATTGTTGAAATCTTGGCCAAAAATGCGGTCAATGCCGTGGAGCAGGTCGCATCCGAAACTGGATACAAGGGCGAAGAAAAGCTCGAACAAGCACGAACTAAGATCCGTGCAGAGCTTACCAAATACAACATCAGCATGACCGACAAAGACCTCGACACATTTGTCGAGTCAGCGGTCAAGCAAATGAACGAAGCTTGGAAAGGGGAATAATAATGGGACTAAATCTCGAAACAGCTATTGCTTGGATGCGTGCTCGAAAAGGGCAAGTATCTTATAGCATGGACGACCGCAATGGCCCTGACTCTTATGATTGCTCAAGTTCAATCTACTACGCTCTATTGAGCGGAGGAGCAGTCTCCGCAGGATGGGCAGTCAATACTGAGTATGAGCATGACTGGCTCAAAAAGAACGGATATGAGCTCATCGCTGAGAACACTCCATGGGATGCCCAACGTGGAGACGTCTTCATTTGGGGGCGTCGTGGCTATTCTAGCGGAGCAGGTGGGCATACAGGTATTTTCGTGGATAGTGACAACATTATCCACTGTAACTATCGTTTTGATGGCATCACAGTGAACGATCATGACGACATTTGGCTCTATGCTGGACGACCTTACTACTATGTGTATCGCTTGACTAATCCATCTGCAGCTGCGGAAGAAATCAAAACGGGCTGGCAAAATGATGATACTGGTTACTGGTTCGTTCGTGCTAACGGCTCCTATCCAAAAGACCAATTTGAGTACATTGAAGATAATCGCTCATGGTTCTACTTCGACAGTCGTGGATATATGTATTCTGAACGCTGGCTGAAGCACACAGATGGGAAATGGTATTGGTTTGACAAGGATGGCTACATGGCCACTTCCTGGAAGAAAATCAACGGAAAATGGTATTACTTCAACCGTGATGGCTCTATGCAGACTGGCTGGGTTAAATACTACGAGAAATGGTATTACCTCAATTCAGAAAATGGGGACATGGTATCAAACGCATTCGTTCCTTACAATGGCGGATACTACCTCATGCTTGAAGATGGCCGATTGGCTGAAAAAGAAAGCTTCAACATTGAGCCTGACGGCTTGATCACAACTAAATAATTTTTAAAAAAATAGAAAGGAAATTTTCTAAAATATTGTTCTAATTGTAACCGCAGGCACTAGCTTGCGGTTTTTTTTGTTTGCTCTGGAATGTTATTACTTAAAAGTGCGTTGCTATCAGTTTTGTTAATGCCAACAAAATTGGCCTGAAAGTACTTTCTAAAATAAAAAAACTTTAAATTTCTTTGTGTTTATTGTTGACATACGTCAACACTCATGCTATAATATAATCAAGATAAAGAAAGGGAGAGCGAAAGCCCTCAAGGTAAAATAAAATGGCACAAATTAAAGATGGATGGCACAAGGTTCATGAGAAAGACGTTTACGTAGAAAATGGGAAAGTTGTCCGTGGAGTAACCAAAGACGCAAACAACTCAGAAGTCACTTGCTATCCTTATGAGTACAGCGAAGACCACGGCTGCTGGATCAACATTTCTGGGGAAGTAACTCTACCAGCTTATAGAGCAGGCTACAAAAAAGGAACTATGTGCATGAAGTAAGCTATTAAGAGGTAGCTAGATGAAAATTGACACGAAGAAGGTAGAGATGGTCTTAATGGATGAGACCATCCCTGCCAACCTCTTTGAAAAAGAGTTAGGGATTTCACGTTCAGCAGTTACCAGGTTGCGAAAAGGAGAACGTGAGTTTAAAAATTTTACAATTGATACTGCTGAAAAAATTCAAAGATGGATTGACAAAAAATGAAGCTTGATTTGACAGGGAAGAAATACGGTCGTCTGACTGTTCTTGGCGATGTTGGGAAAAGAACTAGCAAAGGGAGAGTTCTCTGGCATTGTCTTTGTGAATGTGGACGAGTTACTTTCGTTCGTGCTGACCATTAAAAAAATGGCTCAGTGGTCTCCTGTGGTTGCTTGAATGACGAGAAGAAGCATGAGCGTTTCAAGGATTTGACGAATACTGAAACAGATAATTTCAAAATCATTGATAGAGCGTACTCAAAAAATCAACGTGTTTACTGGAATTGTATTTGTAAGCATTGCGGGAATTATATCGAATTACAAAGCAACCAAATTGAACGATATTCAAGCTGTGGTTGCAAGCAAAATCGCAGTACAAAAGAGCGAATGGCTGAAATCAGCGATCCTGAATCATTAAAGACGAATAGACCAACCGCAAAAAGTACGACTGGAGTGCGAGGGGTTTATTACAACAAACGTAAAAAGAGATACGTTGCTTATATCAATGTTGATAAAAAATCAAAATATTTG